ATGTATGCAAAGAGAAAGGAGTTTCCAAAACCACAAAAAACGAAAGGCAGTACATTTTTAGGTTGGCCTGAACATGTCTATGAAGAGTGGGTTAAAAGCGAAAAATGGTAATGCTAACTTGACCTGTTACTTGACCCGCATATCTCGCGGATTTCTTTTAAAAATCGCATAAGGTGTTGATTTTAAATGGTACCCCTACAGGATTCGAACCTGTGACCTACGGCTTAGAAGAGCGTAGAATTATGCTTTAATATCAACTAAATACAGTCTCAACAAGCGTTCACACGTCCCACCTTACCTAAAGTTACTTGAAGTTGCCTTATGCTACTTCATGTTACTTGTCCCAAATTCGTCCCATCAATTCCACACCCTGCTATACTCCCCAAAAACTAAATAGTTGTATGCATATCCACTACTGACCTAAATTTACATTAGTGCTAAACTCACCCATCAATTTTTATTATAGATAATTTAATATGCTCCAGTTATTTGCACGATACTTCTCTGTTGGTGTTATTAACACGCTCTTGCATTGGGTGGTGTTCGGCATTTTCGTTTATTTAGTTACCACAACACAGGCTACTGCAAACCTGATCGCATTCATTATTGCTGTTACCTTCTCATTCTTTGCTAACGCTAAGTTTACATTTAAGAAGAAAGCAACTGGTGGGAGATACATAGCATTCACAGTATTTATGGGTGTGTTAAGTTATCTGACTGGATTTATAGCCGATAAACTCAATGCAATGCCAATAATTACCTTAGTTGCATTTTCAGCAATTAGCCTTGTTCTTGGCTTTTTCTACTCAAAATTATTTGTCTTTAAAGGAATAGAGTAATGAAAATTTCTTTAGTTGTTCCTGTTTTCAATGAAGAAGAAGCGATACCTATTTTTTATAAAACGGTTCGTGAAAATGAAGAACTAAAAAAATATGACGTTGAAATTATTTTTATCAATGATGGTAGTAAAGATTCAACTGAAAATATCATTAATGCGTTGTCGTTAGCTGATGAGCAAGTAGTAGCATTAAGTTTTACTAGAAACTTTGGTAAAGAGCCTGCACTTTTTGCTGGATTAGATCATGCCATTGGTGAAGCAATAATCCCAATTGATGTTGACCTTCAAGACCCAATAGAAGTTATTCCGCAATTAATAGAAAAGTGGAAACAAGGTGCTGATGTTGTTTTAGCAAAAAGAACTGATCGTTCTACTGATGGTTGGTTGAAGCGTAAAACAGCAGAATGGTTCTATAAACTGCATAACAAAATCAGCACGCCGAAGATTGAGGAAAATGTGGGTGACTTCCGTTTAATGTCTCGTGAAACGGTTGAGAATATTAAGTTGCTTCCAGAGCGAAATCTATTTATGAAAGGCGTTCTATCTTGGGTGGGTGGAAAAGTCGATATCGTCGAATATTCTCGTGCTGAGCGTTCCGCTGGAGAATCCAAGTTTAATGGCTGGAAGCTTTGGAACCTTGCATTGGAGGGGATTACCAGCTTTTCAACTTTCCCACTCCGTATGTGGACTTACATTGGCTTATTTGTTGGCGCAATTTCATTTGTTTATGGTGGATGGATGATTATAGATAAACTTATTTGGGGAAACCCAGTGCCAGGCTATCCATCTTTATTAGTTTCTATTTTATTCCTTGGTGGGATTCAACTTATTGGTATTGGTGTTCTTGGTGAGTATATCGGAAGAATATATGTTGAAAGCAAGAAAAGACCTAAGTATCTATTGAAGAGAAATAAATAATGACCTCATATAAAAAATATTTAATTTTTATAGTTCCGGTACTATATATGGCGTTTTTTATCAATAATGGAACGCCATATATAGATGACTTGGGAAGGAACTCAATATCTTATGGTTGGTCTCATGATGGTAGATATCTGTCTACTATTATATACTACATAACATCTCTAGGAACATTTGTTAACATTCATCCAATACCAACAATTCTTGCATCATTGTTTGTTTTTTTATCTGGATTGATAATAGCAAGTTCAATAGAAATTAAAGATATTAAATATAGTATACTTTTTTCTATTATTCCATTATCAGGCCCTTTCATAATTGAAAATTTCGCATATAAATGGGACTCGCTACCTATGTCCATTTCTATGCTCATTGCTACAATTCCATTACTTACAGTAAATAGAATATTTTATTATTTTGTGGTTAGTATAATATCAATAATATCTATATTGTTCATATATCAATCTTCAATATTTATATATACAATATCTATAATTATACACACATACTATTTAGTGTGCGTGAATAGAAAAGATGCTCGCGAAACACTCAAAATAATTTCCATATCAATTTTATCATTTTTAATATCAATAGCGTCTTATTTTGTTATAATCAGTATTATTGGAAGTGGGTATAAAGAATCTAGAGGAAGCACAGTTAATATATCTAGTGAATCTATTAGTTATATATTATCAAATTTAAAATATGTATTTAAAATGACATCATTAGTTATTGATGGCCCATATATAATTCCATTGGTAATAATGTCTATTTCTATTTTATTTTTATTAATAAAGAACAAAAAGATAACGATAAAAAACAGAATTTTATTTATTATTTTTTTATTTTCTTCATTTTTTTTATCATTTGCAACATTTATTTTGATAAAAAATCAAGTTACGGCATTAAGAATAGCAACGCCTTTCAATTATTTTGTTTTCTTAATTTTTTATTTTTTATTTATTTCAAATAATAAGATATTTAAATTATGCATTGTGATTTACTTGGTTACAGGGATTATTGTTTCAGCATCATATAATAATGCGATAAAATCACAGTATAATTTTGAAAAAAATTTATTTCTATCAAATATATCTGGAGTGCTGGATGGAAGAAAAAAATTAGTTATTATTGGCGAGTCAAGACCGTCACCAGAAGCTCAGGAAATAACAAAAGCAATTCCTCATTTAAAGAAAATAATACCACACTACCTTAGCCAATGGTATTGGAGTGGCCCATTTTTGTATTCAAATGGAATCTACGGGAAAGGGATGGTTATGTATGGAAAGTCTAGGTCTTTAGAAGTAGGAAAAATTGAAAGTTCAACTATTGTAAAAGAAAACAGAATAGTGACAATACGCGAAAATGATAATGTGTACTTCATAATATTTAAATAATAGAAAAGGCTAGATATAAATCTAGCCTTTTTTACTAAAAATTACCTGCTTCACCTTCCCTTGGGCATATAAGAGTTTTTTTGTCTAACACATCCCTGCTATCTGTTGATTTTGCATTTATAGCTATGTTCCCTTTTGATGAATTAGCCCATACATTAATTATCGGTTTGTTACCGTTTTTATTCATGTATTTTGTACCATTGAAAGTAACTTCATTAAAAAAGGTAAAACCATCACAACTTAAGTTGTGATTTCCATTTTCTGGTATTATATATTCTAATTTTGATAATGACATATAACCCAAGTAAGTTGAATTGCCAGATGAAGACAATATCATACCACCTACAGAACATTTTTCAGCGGTAAATGAGCAATCTTTGCTACCATATATAATATTACTACCAAATTCCATGTTTATACTTGATCTAATGTTATAATTATAAACACCTATGTTCCTACCTATTTTTATTGATAGTTTTGTTTTTTCTGATGATAAAGGAGTTAGAATTAAGTTAATGAAATTATTTTCATTAATGCCAGTATCTGTTGTTAACTCAAAAGTAGCATTAACACCATCAAGGATGCAGCCACTTATATCGTATACTTCAGGCATATAAAAATAATCATAGCTGCCATCATTATAGAAATTATTTCTAAATTCTACCAAGTTTAATGTCGTTTCATTACTCCAGCATATATTTGTAGATATTCTTATTTTTTTAGGTAAATGTAAAATCCTCGGTTGTTTCTTATCTTTTGTTACGTTACCGGGATAGCATGAAAAAAAACCATGAACCCCAGATAACTCTGGTGCAATGACCTTTCCTCCAATGATATTGAAATCACCTTTAAGTTCTCCATAATCAGATCTAACACCCGTTCGTTGTATTGTGCTATTTATTATGTCAATGCTCTCATCATGAGCACCTGTACCAAATGACGAGTTAGGTATAATGCTATTTTCAATTTTTATCTTTGAAGAGCCATAGTGAAATGATACTGAATCAAAATTACAACCTTCAATGGAAATATCTCTACAATAGTTTCCATCAATAGCTCTCCACCCTTTTCCGCATGTGCTATCTATAAATCTATGTTTTAATACATACTCCATTAATATTGAGTATCGTGAGTTATTATTGGATTGCTCTAGCCCCGCCATATTAACGAACCAATTAACTCCATAGGTGTCTCCAGAACTAAGTATGGAGTGATTGTCTGGTACTGATGTCAACGTGTTATCATATCTTGAGTAAACATCAACCAGTGATCTCTGTATATTAAAAGCCCATCGGTTAACAACACCAATAAACTGAGGTAATTTTATTTTATTTCGTCTTGTGGGTAGCTTTATTAAATAGCAATCAACTGGATTGTTATATTCATTTTTTAGTGAATACAATAAATCACCATTTTTTGAGTGGAAGTTAGTCTCTCCTTTATACTTTGGAATGTATTCACCATTCAGGTATCTATACAAATCAACCTCATTTGAGGTTATTTTTACTAAACTATTTTCCCATCCTATAAATGATTCTAATGATGCTATTTTTTTGCTTAATTCTTTAAGTGGATAATCAGTAAGTTCAATTTTTGTTACATAATCATTGCGCTCATCATTATAGTTTACTCGCCCTCCATTTAAGTTAAAAATACAATTACTTAAATCAAAATCACCATATAACGTGGTTTCCTTATCTATATTGAACTCAATACTGAGACTTGAATACAATGTAACATTTTTACCTTTAAACTCCTCAAAAATAGAATTTAAAAAGTCAGAATTCTTATTGCCGTCAATTAAACTGATATCAAGGATTGATAATCTTCCTTCCAGACCACCAATCAATGTATACCCATCAGGTTGTGATAATTCATTTTTAAACCTGCTCTCAAACTGATCAGGGCTATACTTCAATACGTTAGGGTAGTAGAATTGCTGCGCTCCGTAACTGTCATACACAGCCATACTGTGACCTTCTACTGTTACAAACTTAGCAATCTGACCGTTATAAACAGGAAAACCAGCTTGATTGATAATTAATGGCTGATGAACTGGAATATGGGAACCATCTTCATTTTCTAAATAAACCTGAATTTGATTTTCTGGTAATGTTGGATCTGTATCAATCTTACCAATAAAAATCTTACCATTACTCGCCGCTTGGAATTTCCTTGCGAGAGTGAATAATTGTGATGGCATTGATACGACGACATTAGGGATAATATCAGACATTGCTTTCTCCAAGCGTGAGTAGTCGCACCAGCTTTAATCTGGTGTGTTTTGGACGTAAAAAAACCGCAATTAAGCGGTTATTTATAAATGTAAATTTGTTTATTTATCTATATCACTTTCAATGATCTGCAATTTGCATTTAAGGCTGGCTAACTCATCTCTCAAATCACTTAACTCATTGGTTAGATGACTATTTATGTACATTTGTTTATCTAACTCCCCTGAGTAAAACGGGAACATAATAAAAATAATGTAAAAAGTATATATTGCACCAATAAATCCAATCCTGATTGGCCATGAGTAATCATCTAGGCTCACATCTAACACAAAGAAACAATAAAACCATGCTAAAAAAATAGTAAGAAAAAATATATTCTTCCTTCTTTCTAGATTCATAACGCATTCACCTATAAGGTATTTTCAATATTTAAACATAATATCAAAATAGATTTATTATTACTCCCTGTTTTTTGCCTGTGAACCAGCACTTAAACTTTGTGAGATTGTAGAGACTGCCTTTTCGAACTTACTTGTTCCCGCTGGAGTTCCTGCTAGTCTCATCACCGCCTCTCTAACTGGTTTACTTTCATAAATGCGAGCTAGTGCACCATAAGTTCCAGCGCCAATTGCGGTTGATGGTTTTATGGCTGCGCCTAGGCCAAGTATGAACGGAATTGCTTGCTGACCAGTCGGCGTTGTGACACCAGCTTTTGCGGCTTGTTTTGTTGCTTCTAAATACTTCTTCAAGCCATTTATATAAATAGCATCTTGACCTCTAAATGCTATCCCTGTTTGGTTTGACATAATATTTAGTTGCCTCAAAAACTGATCGGGAGAGTCACCAGCTTTCTCAATTGCTTTACCAATAATGGCATTCCTCATCTGAGCGCGCCCACGAGTGTCAACTGAGTTATATAAACTCCTAATTTCAGATCTATTTTTGCTAAATAAAATATTGTTAACCACTTCTGGCGTTAAATCACCTTTGGTTAAGATGTTCTTCAATCGAGTATTTAATATCTTATTTGCTTCATCTGCATAGATAGCATTGGCTTGGTTATATTTACGTAAAGCATCAGCGCCTAAGTTTGTTGATATTGCATCACTAGCATCATCAGACATGGCTTTATAAACTCTATTTATCGCAGCGTCAGAGCGATTAGGCATAGCCATTCTCTCACCCTTAACGTCTTGTCTAAATTGAGTCCTTAAGTCTCTTAGTTGAGAAATATCAACGTTACCAGATGCAAGCTCATTCCTATAAGACTGCAATTTTGAGATGGTCTGTGTATCAGCAACCTCACCAAGTTTAGACAGTTTTGCTATTTCGCTATCAATCTGATTTATTGCTCGGTTAGGTGTGATAGGCACACCAGATAACGCATTCTGTATTGACTCTAACCTTTCACCGGCCGCCTGTTTTATTGTTGATGTTTTTCGCTTTAAACTCTCAACAACTTGGCTAGGATCGTACTCTCCAAACCTGTCTGCGAAATCTCGAACAAGTTTACTCCTCGCCTCTTGTTGATTTGAACGCAAACCTGCCGTACCAGCAAAAGGAATATTTTCAGCGGCCCCTTGAGCTAACCTTCCAGTTTTTGATTGTGGAGGTACAACGTCAGTTGTGTATAAAGGAACATTATTCTGCTTAGCGAATTCTGACAGCTCAGACGCCTCTTGAGTTGGCTTACCGGTTGCCACCCGATAACCACTATTAACAAGCTTCTCCGCCGCTTTAAATCCACCTCCAAGTCCTGCTGATAATGCTGTTTGTAGTGGGTTAATATCACCACCGCCCGCCATATTAACGGACGATTGTAGAGCCAAGTCTGTACCTGCTGATTTCGCGGTAGCACCTAATACAGTTGATGCTCTCCCTGCTGGAGTGAATGCTGCCGCGTTCGCGATAAACGGCATGATATCTTCAGCTGATAGGCCAGGCTTATTTAATGCATATCGGCCAGATGGTAAGTCAACTAATAGGTTCCCCTTTTCATCTTGAGATACCTTACCTCCCATATTCCCGATCACTTTTACAAAGTCGTTGTCGTTGCCGAACATTTGCACCCAAGCCGCTTTCATTGCGTCAGTATTAAATGCATTCATTTCTGGCGAAGACATGATCCCCTCTAGCCCTTGGACTTCAGGAGTCATCTTGCTTTCACCAGTAAAGGCATCTATTACGTTTTCACGGAAACTTTTGGCGTCCTCAGACGATTGCTGTAACCCTTGAGAAAGATTCTGATTGGCTTGCTTCATGCCCGCGATATAACTATTTTCTGGCTGTGCTGGTTGGGTTTCTTGCTCTTGCTGAGGTTGAGGGAGTGGATATGCCTTATAAAACTGTTGTCTTGCATTATCTATATCATTACCAACATTAGGAGCGACCACATCATTAAAATATTGCTCTTGCGCTTCTGCTTTTTGTTCGCTAGATAGTGACTGGTACTGAGGTGATGCGATCACCTCTTTCCATGGTTTAGCCATTAATCACCCCATAATGAAGAATATCCGCTTTGGTTACTGCTAGCCGGTTGCTGTGTTGCTTGCTTGCTTGATGGTGCACCTAGATTGGCGTTATTCCTTGAATTAAATGCCTTCGTGTATTGGTCAATTATTTTCACCGAATTCTGTAATGCTTCAGGGCTGGAATAATCAAGCTGTGGCATTGACTGGAAGAACATTTTTGCTTCTGCAACCGTATTAATCCCACTAGCACCCATTTCTCTAGCTGCGCTAATACCTTGATTTTGCATATTACCTTGTATACGCTGAGCTGCATTATATAAAGATCTTGCCTCTCTATTTACTGTCCTAGTTCCTGCGTCAGCTGTTATAGGCGTTGTTCCTGTCCCTCCAGTAATACCAGTGATAGCATTTAATTGAGATATAGGCGCATTTGCGATTAAAGATAAATCCTCATTCATGCGTGTGGTTGATGCATTATTTGCTGTAGACGACACACTTGATAAAGCATTGACAGGAATGGTGACTACATTACCGTTAGCGTCGAAACCCTTGTAATACTTAGAATCTCCTGCGCCTTGAGCTTTAGGGTCAATCATTACAGTTTGCCCATTGGATAACTGAGCCTGTTGTAATTCACTCTCTCCCCTACCTTTTAACGCTAAAAACTGCTTACGTTGCTCAGGGGTAAGAGATACCATGTACTCGTACTCTTGCACAGATGCAGGCTTACTTCCTGAAGAGTTAGCAGATCTAATAGAGTTTTGAGCGGAGATATTTTGCCCTCTAATTTGTATTTGATGACCTTCTCTTGTTAACGCTTCACTGGCTTGATTGCTACGGACTGTCTCGGAAAGTTTATCTCTATCAATAGAACGACCTTCGATTTTATCCTGAATATCAAAATACTTATCAGGGCCTAATGCAGACATGCCGATATGGTCAGCTAACTCTATAGCCCCTTTGGGGTTTTCATTTGCCATAGCCAGAGCCTGCTGAGGGTCAATACCTAATCGTCTTAACTCATCAGCGTTTTTACGGATATAATCAGTGGCATTACCACTATTAATAGCCATCCGGTAGCCAGATGCTATGTTTCCTAAAGATTCCCTGACGTCCTCTGATATTCCCTGCATACCTGAGGTTATTTTCTCAGCCTGATCTGGATATGTAGCCATTAACTGTCTCATAGCGTCTCTATCTCCAGATGCGTACGCCTTACCCCACAAAGATTGGAATTCCTTATCCCTCTCCTGAGCTTGCTGTTGCTTGTACATTTCACCAAGCCCACCAAGCCCTTGGGCTAACTGCAAACCGATGTTATTAGCTCCAGACCTTTGTATGTCATTATTTTCTCGGATCATAGCAAGAGTTGCGTTTGCGTCACTTGCTTTGGGGGCATTAGTATTATTTAAACCAATACCGCCAAGAAATCCCCCTGACCCTTGCTGGTTCCATGTAGCCATATCATCACCTTAAAATAATGAACCAAGAACACCAAGACCACCACCTATTGCAGCGCCCCATGGACCACCAATAGCCATTCCGGCAGTAGCACCACCAAGTCCACCAGTTATTGCTTGCTGCATACCAGACGGTCTATTCGCTGTCGCCGCCTGAGCTGCCGCATTTTGTTGTAGTAACTGACCTGTATTATTGGCGTAACTCTGACCTGCGTTTGCCTGACCTTGTAATGCGCCTAGACCTATATTCGCCAGATTCTGATAGTTGTTCATTTGATCAGAAAGCCAGCTTTGTCCTAACATTGGCGCAATAGAAGCGAGTTGATTGCTTGTCGCAGTGGAACCAAGCCCCCCCATGGCTTCTGCACCTGCTAACTGCTGGTATCTGGCTTGGTTTGCTAAATCATTAAACTGTTGAGAATTGTAGTATTGGTTTAGTGCGTTACCTTGCCCCTCTAATGTTGACAGATTTTGCATTTGTCCAACGTACTGTTGCGCCATAGGTGTAAAAGGAGCCAAGTTATTCATGGTTGTCTGCCATATTTCACGCTGTAACGCTGTAGCTTCACGAGTAGCATCAGCTTGAGCACCTGCACCACCGTCACCGCCCCCTTTCATATATCCATGCATGGGTAGCAGTGAGTTTCTGAATCTCTCTGAAATAATCAGCATTTTAATAACTCCTCGTACTGTTCGCGTTTGAGTTGATAGATGGTGACACCTACTGGTCTGCCATTACTCATATATGCATCATCTAAATGACCGACACGAGTAGCACCAAGCATTTTCACAATAACGCGACCATATTTTGTGGTATCGGGAACCATAGTTACTGAGTTAGTGAATTGACTATTTTCCAGCAACCACTTACAGAATAATTTGTGTGCATCAAAGGCGTACTTACCACGAAATCCAGCATCAAAGATGGCGTGGCACTCAACAACTGTATGCCAGAAGTTACGCACCTCGAAAACACCAACCAACAGAACTCCTTCATAAATACCTAAGTAAAGCGCATCAGGTTTAATGAAATACTGATCATTACTATCAACGATATTTCCCGTGTTCGACTTATCATTTAAAAACTCAGATAGTCGAATAGGATTATCAATAATTTTAATTTCCATTAGTCTATTAATCCGTGTGAACGAAGCGCATCTTCGAGCGCCTTGATTCGTTGCCTTGCCTCGACTACCCCACTTGCTAGAGTTTGCATTTCTGAGCGAGTGTAATCGGCGCTGAATGAGTAGGATTGGTTAGCATTAAACGAACCCTTAAGTGACGTACCCGTTGCTGATGTAAAGCCGGTAACTCGAGAACCAACAACTTTAGTTCCGTTTACTGAGTAGGATGTTGAAACATCGATGGGCGATAAAAGCTTTTGTTTTTCTGTTTTGCTGAGAGAAACGTAATCAACTTTAATTTCAGATATTCGTCCATCTAGGTCTTGTATCTTTATTTTCAGCCCATCAACGTCCTGCTCAACGTTAAGGACTCTTACCTCTAACTTAGATAAATCCTCTTCCGTTTTTGTGATGCGGGATTCATGATTTGCTAATTGGTTACCATGCAGAACAATAGTCTGCTCAGCATCACCAAGCCTTTCCTCATGATCATCTAGAATAATGTCTTGTTCATCATTTTTAACTTGAGCATCAAAAGCCTCAGCACCAGCCTCATTTGCACGACCAGCCACTTTTGCCATATCATCAGCTCCACTTAACACTATGCGTCGATATGTTTCACTGAAATTAGCAGGTAGGATATCTGGAACAATATAAGCGGATTGAATTTCTATGGGTTTAGAAAGGTTTTCATTTGCCATTATTCAACCCTCATAGACAGATCACTCAGTGTTACAGGTGACTTAGTGATAACGCGAACCTTAAACCCTATATTTTTTCTCACTCTTCCTACTCGTCGCCATAACACACGGCGGTCATATTGGAATGGTGAGTTTTGTTTAATCATTTGTTCTCGACCAAAGTTAATACCATCAGTCGTTGCAGACAGAAATAACTTATCGGCAATTTGAGCGACGCCTGTTGATGCCTCAAGCTCTAAATCAAACACCCTTGCGTTATCGGCTTTAGCCATGGGCGTATATAAGATATGTTCCACCTGCTTGTCGTACTGAGATGATTTATTGAAAGCAAGATTACCAATAACTCCCTCATTCTTATCCGCGACAGTGATCTGATTACCTTCGTACATAAAATCAATTGCACGATAAGTTTCTTCATACAGTCCAGACTTTAGAATGCACCACTGCGGATATTGCTGGCTTCCCGCTGCGTCAAAGCAAAGTGTATGGCGCTGTAAGTGAACAATGAGTAACTCATGACCATCAAAGCGAATAGACTCAAGAACTGCATGTGATAACTCGTCTGACGTATAGCTACGAATGATCTTATCAATACTTGCTGTGGAAATTTGGCTAGCCGTTCCAGCACCAAGAATATAAATAGAAGGCGCGCCGTTTGCAGGGTTACTGATGAATGCGAATGATTCTCCAAACTTACACTTAGCATCACGACCAGAAATACCCATCTGAACAAAATAAGATGGTTGTGGCGCGTATATTACTTGTGACGCACTCGTTGAACCTGTAATTGTGAAGTATTCAATGGTTGACGAACCAAAGCAAAGTACCATATCACGCCAAGAGGCAATGGAAATTATGCCGTCAGGTTGAGATTCAGCAGTGTAAAATGGACGATAACGATCAGGTTTAGACTCATCTTCTAAGTCAGTAACTCCGAACCTTTCACCTCCTTTCTGCAACCAAATATAACGACCTCGGTTACGAGCAACATCAACAACATCACCTAATTCGTATTGAGGGTATTTTTCGACTACCTCTAATACTTCCTGAGTCATCAAAAACTCAGTAACGTCTTTGGCTGTTTGCTCGCTAGATTTGGCAAGGTTCATTTTATACGTGACTGTAATTTTACCACCTGCGCGCTTAACACCTTCTACAAGAACATCAGTAAGATAAGGCTTATCATCTTCTTCCTGCTGAGATAATTTAACGCCTACCATTTGCTCAGTGATAAGCATCTCATTACCGGTTTTACCATCAGAAGTTTTAGGCGTGATTTTTAACGTTAAGAACCCATCCAGATCACCCTTTGTGAGTGGAACGAAATCATCATTACCTTCTTTGTGGGTCCATTTTTTAACGTCACGTTTATAACCTTCAGTAATTACCTCTTCTTCAGGCCAGTTAGATAATTCTTTAACCTCCCCGTCATAGCGATAGAGTTTTAATTTACCGCCTGACGCTACTGCTTGACTGTAACCAGAGTGAGCCATAGTCACCCTATCTTTGCCTTGAATATCAGCAATAGCATTCTGTCCACGATAAAGTTTATTTCCACACACGCGATAGACCGTGTTGTTTTTCGTGTTGTACTGGACACCACGAGACACACCATCGACACTATGACGCTTTTCTAATGCAGGGAACGAACGCAAATAACCGGACGCATTCAATACTTCTTTCGGTGTGGCCAACATATTAACTGGAAGACCATCAATATAATCTGCTGTATGCGGGTCTTTTCGCAAACCTCTAGCAAGAGGTATTTGGATCCTTGGCATGTGGTTTTCTCCTGTGGAAGTATCGCTGACCAGTAATCGTTAATAATCGATTACCTGAGCCAATAGGGAAACCATCTGGATGATGAGATCTGGCATTTTTAGCTCTCTTTAAAGCACAGCTTCGCATGAGTCTTTCTTTGCCATATCTAGCAGTTGTAATAACTTTATCGAGTGGGATAATTTGATAGTCTGGAGCGATACGAGTAGCTAGGTTGTAGATAACTGCGTTAATGGCTTGTTTGTTTAACCCGTGTTCATCACCTTGATCGATAGGAGTGTCTTCATCAGCGAACTTATAGCCAGTATGAATACCTGCACCATCTTCAAACCACTCATACATCATTGACTCTAAATCAACCACGCCATCTTCTAATGACTGAGGCTCGATATCAGTTAATGTAGCATCGGAAGCAACGCCTAATTTACGTAACGCCGCTACAACTAACTCACCCTTCGTTGTTATCTGCATCTTTCACCGCCTTTTTCTTGGTAGCGGGTTTATCTTCATTCTTCTTCTTGGTGTCGTTTGGATTTTTACACCAGCCATCTTTCAAATAACTTTCAAGTTCATCATCGTTGACAGTAATAATTTGAAGGTTCATACCCCAAACTTGCACATCACCATTAGCTTTATAAAGCATCGTTTTCATTGTCATCTCCAATAAAAAAGGGAGCCGAAGCTCCCGAATAACAACGAGGGTTTATTTTTGACCTGTCAGCCCAACACCAACTGCTTCAGGTCGTTTAGTACATGCAGAATACCAAACCGCAATACGACATTTACCTTCCAGCGTTGAGATATCACCCTGATATGCAACAACACCATTTAAACCAACAGAAGGAATGTTAAATGCCTCTGTCTTCATGCCACTAAACAGAGCATGGTTAAGTGGGATAGGTTGGGATAGCAGAGTAATTGAATCATCAGCCCAGAAGATGTTTGTCTTAGACGTTTTCACGTTAAGGACATTAATTGCCGCGCCATTTGCAAGAGATGTATTCACGTTGGCATATGCACGTTGTTCTGGTTTTAAATCTGCATCATCTAGCGCAATCGGCTTAGGCATAATGGTAATGTTGTTACCCTCAACACCAACAACAGCAAATGTTGCATCCTGAGTCAGTAAGTCTTTCGCCATTTGCGAGATGAACTTAACACCAGCAAAACTGATCTTATCACCGCGCTTAAATGCTGAGCCGTCACTAACTTTAACTACTGCTGTGCGGTTATCAACGTTCTCACGGTTACCATCAACATCTTCTTTCCATGCTTCAGGCTTGAATTTCTGAGCACCATCTACCGTAACACCTGTGGCAGTTGATGCTAATAATGTAGGCAGTTTAGGTGAGCGAAGAACATCATCAAATCCAGCAACTTGCTTTTGAATTGTCCCTGACTTGTATGCATCTTCTTGAATGCGACCATATAGGTCTTTACCTACCAGATTATATCCAGCCTTCAGATAGTCATCTGGGTTAAAGAAATAGCTAAGACCTTGGTTGCGGTTAAGCTCGCGTGAGAACATAAGAGACTCAGCTTGAGATACAAAACCCCAAGAATCTGCTCCATTAGATAAATCACCTGCATCAGCAATAACCAGTGAGGCAGTTTCTGCCGCCTGTTTAGCAATGGATGTTTCGACGTTATTTGCCAGCTTAAGGCCTGATGCACGAATGCGACGACGTAAAGACGTTTCGTCACGAACATCATCAGCACGTAAACCGAAGAAATCGTTATCAGGAACGCCCATGTTACATTTAACAGACAATTCCAAGATGCCAGTTTCTTTATCTGTTAAATCCCACCCTTTCTGCGTTGGCGCTTCTTGCTCTACTGGCATCCAGATAGTGTTTTGTGAGCGTTGCATATCACCAGCTGGAGGCGTGTATTTACCTACACGCTGAGCCATTGGACAGTTATTTTCGATAGTGTTTACTACTTCATCCACCATATAGGTGATAATTTGACCTTCATTTAAAGCCATTATTTTATTCCTTGTAATTTAGCCTTGATTGCGCGGTACTTTTGAACATCACCTTTACTTGCTGCATCATCCATTTGCTTTTGTAATGCCGCGACATTTGCCGCCGTAACATCACCGCTAATAGGCTCGTCAGCAGGTGGTGCAGATGAACGTTGTGTACCGCGAGGCTTGAGAGTTAAACGATCAGCTAATCGAGTGAGTTCGATAGTTACTTGAACTGGATTTTTGCTAAATAGATCTTGTGCTTTTTCAGGGTTTGCACCTAGGTAGTAAATGATAGCGGCTGATTTTTCGGGAAAGTTCTGCGCAATACCCTCATAAACACCTTGAGGTAATACTTGCAACGCTGAATCTTCCTTTTCCTGATAGTCAGGCAGGTTTAACTTCTCAGCCGCATCATAATGAGCCTTGATTGCATTAGCGATTTGTTGACCTTGCTGTGTGTATTCCTGAGTTTTACGACCCTGATCTGCCACAGCTTTACTTCTTGCATCTAAAGCCTTGTTTTGCCATTTCAGCAACTCAGCCTGAAAAGCAGCGTTAGCCTTATGTGTGTCATAGTCATATTTACCGAGCGCCTCATCAGATAAAAAATCATCCAGCTTAGGCATTTCGGGTAGCTCAGGATTTACCCGCAAGTTTTCAGGAAGTTCGCCATTTTCAATTGCTGCTATCTGTTGCTCAATTTCTCGCTGACGTTTACGAGCGATGCGTTTCGCTGCTTGGATAGCGTTATTGCTTGGTTTTCCTTCCTGCGGTTTCTCATCGTCTTTCAGGACAATCTCGAAGCCTTCCTCCTGTCCTGCTACTGAGTTGGCATTTTCAGCAGACTGACTTTCTACGGATGCCGCCGCCTGATCGTCGGACAGGTTTAATTCTTCAGAGTTATTCTGAATTTCGGTGGTTGTACTCATGATATTTAACTCTCTTACATGGATTGAGGATTGTTCTCGACGTTATTGTCGGTAGGAATATTTTGTTGTTGCTGTTGTGCAACCTCGTTCAGAAGTTTAATTGCTTGCATCACTGCGCCTTGCTTCAAGTCCTCAGCCTTAGCTAAGGTCAATGTAGTGTTTGCCTGTGATTCAAGCGCATTATTCTGAGCGGTAAATGCTTTGATTTGTGTTTCAGCCATGCGATTCTGTGCGTTAACCAGTTCGGCTTCAGCTTTCTTCTGCTCGGCTTGTGCTGCTACCATCATTGGATCTTGATTGCTTTGTGCTGCTTGCTGAGCTTCCATCAACCATTGTTGTTCTTCCTCGGTTTCTGGTTTCTTCAAGCCATTAACAATCAATTCCTTGTTGGCGTAATCTCTGATGTATTCAACACCTTTACCCTCCATCATATTTGCATATGTCAGCATCATGACATTCCACATTGGATGCGCAGGAGGAACCTTGGTTATCAGGTCGCTTATCTCAGCCCTAGCAGCATCTTTTTGTGATTGGAAAGATGGCCCTACATCAGTAAATGTTTCGTACTTACCTCGGATATCATTGCGAACAATCATTTCACCTTTGCGGAAGTCCAACTCTTCCTGCATTAGCTCAACCTGATTCTCACCCCCATCTTCAGCAGTTGTTGTTACTGTTCGGTTGGTGTCGTATATCTCAGCCGCAATTGATGCGTAAATTTCACCATCACGGCGCATTGCAATAGCTAAGTTATCCTGAAACACATACGTTTCTAGGTCGATGCGACTATTTAGTTGATTAACGGTATCGAACGCCACTTGACCATTAGCTGCCTCAGTATCGACACCGACACGAGCGGTTGATTTAGCTGCTTCCGTTGCCACTTCTAGTAGTAATGCATCAGCCTGTGAAACCTCGGCATTCTCCATATAAGCAACAGGTGAAGGAGGTAGGTCCGATCCGTTCTCATCTGTTTTGTTGAGATAATAGAATGGATATTCATCATCTCCAGAGTACATTGACTGAAAGCCTTCTATCTGCTCAGGGTAGAAGAATGGCTTCTTTTTAGGTGATTTAGCGGCAGTATCAGCAGCTTTCGACAAGATAAAGTTACGTAGTCTTTGAGCGTCTTTAGATAACCTTACAACCCCCTCATACAGTTCGTTATCATCAAAGAATGACCACTCACCATACACGGGAACAATTGGAATATGCTCGCCAGCTATCGGCATTCTATCTTTCAAAATCCCAGTGCTAGTGATGATTGACTTATAGACTCTGCGCTTTTTAACTTTACGCTCACCTACTTTTTCATAACCAGCATCAGCCAGTTCATCAATCTTTTCTTTAGCTTCTTTTGCTGAATACGTTTGAAGGTCATTAGTTAGCGGATCACGATAGACAAATACTAACTCCCTCTTTTCCTCAACTTCGTAATACTCAGCAACATGAATTGTCTTTCCATTCGACCAAGTGAAAAGTAAGTCATTGCTCGGTGATTGGAATGATGGTTGAATGCTAGGATCTAACCCGTACTGTTCTGCGAATTCTTCCCATCCATTAATGTTCATCGCGTGAATGATGGTGCAATTCTTAGCGTCTGACTTATCCATTGCCTTGGCGTTGCAATCCCAGATAACGTGAGTGCAAGACTCATGCATTGGAACGCGTCGGATAATCTGATTATTACTGGTTGGGTTATCGTCCTCATACTCAGTAGTTAGCCTCCAAGTGCCGTAACCACACTCGATTTGCTCTCTTACTGCCACGTTAACAGCAATCTTTGAGCTATTGTTACGCATGTCAGTTCGATACATGCCCATGAGAATATCAGCGGCATCGGCTGGCGCGTTATCCTTCGGTCGATACTGAACCTCAATAGGGTTTTTACGCATCTCAGCAACGAGCTTACGAACCATTGGGCGTACTACGTCAAACTGACCTCGATATTGCAATGTGACATAGTTTTCCAGCCAGTCGTCCCACTGACTAACGCGACTAAAGAATAAATCGTTTCTCGCCTCCGTTCTGGCATTTTCAGATGCAGAGTAATCGAGGTCGATTTTGCGAAGTATTTTCTCAAGCCGCTCATTTCTATCGACCATCTCTATCTCCTAATAGGTCTAATTGGGGCGGGAATTCTCTTTTCTTTAGGCTTTTTGATATCACGCAACTGCTTAGCGAAGCGCCTCATCATGTAGGCATAGCGAACAGCATCAAGCACATCATCGTTTGTTTTGACTATCTTCCCGTTTTCGTCACGGTGATATAGTCTGAACTCTTCAAAGAATGGCTCACAGGTATTAAATACTCTAAATCTGTTATCAAGCATCAGATCACGTAATTCATTAATACCGGACTCTACTGAGTTGCCACCCTCTGCAAATGTTGCGTGCTCCTTCAGCATTAAGAAGCCAGCATCCGCATACTGAGTTTTTAGCTGCTCACCACCGCCTTTCTCGTGCTGATGACCATCATGAGGCCATGCTACAGGAACTTTACTAGCCCATGACTTAACAGCGCCCCACGCTTGAACTGCTGTGTTTTCCGATTTCTTCCACACTCTAGCGAGATAAAAGACATCCTCATCTTTATCCCACCACAACTGGATATGAGCCTGTGGGTGATTCCAGCCGAAATCCTGACCATCGATAAGGTAAAAATGATCAGGGCATTCGAAAGGCTGGCACTTAATAGACTCTTCGGGTATTTGGTAAATTCGACCGCTACCCATTGTTGGAATACCACGAGCACGAGCCTCTCTTTCATGTTCAGGATATGAAGCAACAATCCGTTCTTTCTCTTCCTCGGTGTAGTGATCAGCATCATAGATAGTCATGTTGACTACTTTCTGAGCTTTAGATGGGTTCTTGAGAAACTTTTCTACTACCGTAGACATCCCCATTAAGGGGGTGAATGTTAGAATTGAAAACTGACCGTATTTGTTGGTGCGGGTGAGTCCTTCAGCGTAAATGGAATATGGCGGCTCCTCATCGAACCACACACCATGTATTGTGTCACCCTGCCATCTAGCGCGCCCTTGCGAGTAAGGTTTGAAGTAGCAGATTGACATCCCATCTTCCACGCCTTCAGCATTGCGGTGTCGGATAAGTATGTGATCTACAAGATTTGGGTAAAATGGTGATTTCTTCCAGCTAATAACATCCTCTTTTGGGATTGAGCCATAACCTATTTCACCCGTTTCCTCCACACGCCCACACAAGATACGCTGAGTTGTTTTGGTTACTGTTTCGTTGGTTTCACCGCCAACCCACCACACATTAGGCTCAAGAAACCGCTTGCCTTTCCACTCTCCTTCCCAAGCACCATCTTCAGGGTAACCTTTAGTGCCTGGATATCTTCCGGTTAAGTGAAATGCAACCTCGGCACCACCTGTATATGACTTACCCAATTGGTTACCAGCCATAAAGCAGCGCTCGAAATAATTACCACCTGCCTCAATAAATTCTCTTTGCTTGTCATAGGGAGAGTATTCAAATAAGCGGTGCGTTTTCCTGTACTCTTCCTCTTCTTCCAATAACTCAAGCAATTCGTATTGTTCGTCGTCGCTCAGGTTATCAAGCATCTGATCCAGATTTTCCACGGTTGAATAACTCCTTAATTCGAGAGCGTCGCTTGTCACGGTCTCCCTTATCTGGAGTTACATCCTCGACCTCTTGTCTGTCTTTGAGACCTAAATCACGAGCAATAATATTTGCATTCAGCAAGTCAGCGGCTGCGCCTGAGAATTTCTGATCGTAGATAACTTTCTCAGCTCGCGTAGTGACCTCGATAAAATCTTCTCTGGCTCGATACAGTCGCCATGTGTCCTCATGTATATCCAAGAACAAGCAAAGACCTGATAGCGTCATAGCTCGCATTTTAGGCAATGTTTCTTTAGTCACTGCCCCTTGGAATGCAAACGCCTTGGTTTCATACAGGGGGTTATCCTCAACCCACTCGAAGTATTCGCAACAAGCGTTCCATAAATCATCAGGAGACTCGAATATGGGTTTTCTTCCGTGACTACTTCTAGCCTCCCAGAATCTATTTCCTTTTGGTGCTGCCATATATCCACCTAATCATTAGCACTAATTTTGTAATAAAACTTATTTATCTCATTACTAATCCAACCAGTTAGATACGCCAACGCCTCATGATTTTCATAATCTACTTTAATACCAACTATTTCTAACACCTTCCATGCGGCATGCACTGACTCATGAGATATAGTGTCGGCATTAAAACAATCGACATCTTTAAAGCTAATGAGGATTATCATCTCGCCAGTTTTTGTATTTTCAATCTGAACAACCTGCCCCATATTTGATGGGGTATGTATGCCCGAACCATAGATACTGCCTGCAACATCCTCAGTAGCGCAGATATGAATATTAAGTCCGTATATGGGGACTTTTACTTTTTTATGTAATTTCATATATCCCCCTTTAATCAATTATCCAGCCCACTCGTAAATGAGCTGTGTAATTAACTATTGCATGAACAGGTCTAGTGCTTCTTGAGCTTCTCGCGCCGCTTTCTGTGCTCGCGCTACAAATTGAGCTTCTGTCTGGCATGTTTTGTATGCGTCTTTGAATAACTCAAACTTGAGCGCATCGTCTTTTACGAACTCGATAGCTGCTTGAGCCGCTGCGGTATCATTGCCAACTAACCGTAATAGCTCTAAGCGCATTTGATTCTGTGCTGTAATTTCTGTCATTTGATGTTCCTGTGTGAAGTTAATCTCAACCTTCATCACGTATCACTACGTTAATCAGGTCGCTTCTAGTCTGTTCCTAGCAGTCAAGATAGGGATCGACCTCCTTAATGGATAAACGACTTATCTAATTGCTGATATATATATTTACTTAAGCTATACTAAGTAATTATCACTATACTTTGATTAATATCCTGTTAGTTTGCCCATGCACCCATGCTGGGCTTTTTTTATTCTTTTGGAATGCTTTTATCCAGCTCTTCACGGAATTGAGTTGGGTTATCGAAACCTTGTGCTGCCATGATATTTCTCCATTAAAAAGCCCCGCTATTGAGCGAGGCATTCAGTGTTAATGTAATCCTGTAACCCTTTAATTATTTGCTCCGACTCTGCAATTCGTCCTCTGAGTAACCAATAATTTCTGATAGCGGTGTCAGTAGGTCGGGCGGTGGTTGCATCATCCATGCTGGCGGGGGAAGTGGTGGTGCTTTTTGGACACTCGGCTTTGATGTACACCCTGTCAGGATTACGCTCAGCACTAACGCGCAACCTATCAATTTCAGCTTTTGCATTTGTGAGTTCCGTCGTGTGTTTTGTATCAAGCTCGTTTAATTTAGTGATGCGAGCTTGGTATTTTTCGTTGATTTTAACTTGTTCTGATAACTGAGTGGTTAGTTCACTATTTGAGGCTTTCAGTTTATCTATCCTATTCCCTTGCCAAGTCATACCGACGCTCATCATCAAAATAACGCCCACGGACACTATTGTTTCGCCTAGATTCATAACAACAACCAAGCATCTTCAAATACTTTTGGGCTGTAAGGCTGATACCCAAGCTCGACACCAACAATCGCCGTGGCTAATGCAATAGCGACTGGTTTAGATGAAACATTAATAGGCTCATTTACACTAACGCCGATATCTCTAGCCGCACGATAAATGTAGCCGGCCGTGTTATTTTCATTTGGCGGAGCATACCGATCGATAATCGACTCAATGCTGTCGAGTTCGTATTTCTTTTGGTACGTTTGCAGTAGCTTATAGATGGCCCGAATGCCATATTCAGGTGATACGAATTGGCAAAAGTCCTTATCGGTTTGCTGTGCTGATAGCCCTTGCCATTTTGAACCGTGTCGAATGTTGCCCGGATTGTTATTGCGTTCACCGCGCGCTGGTCTAGCCATTTTTACTAACCCCTCTAAATATTTGCATCACATTCCCACGACTAAGAATTATTAGCGCGCATAGTGTGATATTGATTCCGACTTCAAATGGATCTGCATGCGCGTAGTCATTCGTTAATATGCGTAGTGGGATAGAACCAAGCATAACAATGAGAACCCATGCTATAAGTGACGGAAAGAATTTGTATTTAGCGCCGTTACGCTCATAGTTAACAAGGCGAATAACAGCGAATAAGCATGAGAAAAAATTGACGTAAATCCAAAACATTGAGATGGTCATCTTCCACCTCCTCTGAATTTATCTATCAGGTTGTTGATAACGTTGTTGATACTGTCTGTGAGCGCACCGGGTTTAGATATTGTTACCAAAACACCAACCAAACCAGCCGATGAGAACATTGCACCAACAGAGCGATCGACTTCTCTATCTCCGACAATGCCACTCAGTAGTGATGACATAAAATCAGCGCCTAATATCCCAATCGCAAATGCAACAGTGAAATACGCCCATCGCTTTAATAACCGAATATCATGTGCTGACAATACAAATATAACCGCCCCGGCAAACGCACCAATGACGACGCCTGCATCCATACCAGCAAATAGGCCCACAATTGAAACGCCCGCTAGCGATGCTGTTGTAGTGCCCGTTAACGGCTCACTCATATGTGTAGTCCTATTATTTGTTTATATATTTAGTGCTAATTATTGATATGTGATACAAGCAAAAGAAAAGACATAAAAAGCATGCCATAATGTTAAATTATTTTTAACATTGGAGTTCTTTAATGGACGAAATAATTGAAAGAATCAAAAAACAACATTCCATTCCAGAGAATCACACTCTTGTGAAAACAGGTTCTAACTGGGACGGTCTAAGAAAAGGCCAAGATACCGATAGCTATACATATGAACAAATCGATGAAAATGGAATTGTTTGTGAAAAATATTTAGTAAAAGATACAACATCATCATATCCACCCCAACGCCGTACCATTAGAATCACTAAACTATGATTCTATTAAGTCTCTTACTTATAATTAGTAAGAGACTTATGCTATTTTTGAATTTTTATTTCCATTTTTGTTTGCATAAAGCGTTCTTTCTCAAGCTCAACACCTAAAACCTTTCGATTAAGTTTTAGTGCTGCTTTCAGTGTTGCTCCTGATCCCATAAAGAAATCAGCAACCAAATCCCCTTCGCGACTACTTGAGCGAATAATGTGTTCCATCATGGCTGATGGTTTCTCACAAGGATGTTTACCGGGATAATACTGAACAGGTGGATAAGCCCACACATCGGTGTAAGGCACATCTGCAGTTACAAAGAATGGTCGTCTTAATAAACCATATTCTTTTATTAATTCTTGATAGTCTTTTTGTAATGTAACCTGCTCGCGCTCTAATTCGGTAAACTGGCGGGATAACGGCGATAACTTTTCTTGTTTATCAGCAATATGTGTAAACAGTGTTTGTAACTTTTTATAGTCTTCCTCGCTAGGTAATTGCCACTGACTATTGCTGAACCAATGACTGCACATTTGCTTACCTGTTGCTTGGTCTATTTCTTTTGCACTCACCTGCAGTGCTAAACGAGCATTTCTAAAATAATCAATCAGGGGCTTAAATACGTTTTGCTTTAACTCCTGGCACTTTAAAGAAAATTCAGAACCTTTAGCGGTTATTGGCTTTTGATAATGTTCAGCAAAGAGTATCCGCTCTGTTGAAGGGAAAAAGGTGCGTAGGCTTTCCTTATTTTGTTTTTTCCATGGCCCAGATGGTTTAGCCCAAATAATATGGCTTAATACATTAAATCGCCCGCGAACAAGCAGTTCAGTATCTGATGCCAATTTAGAGCCACAGAATAAATACAAACTGCCATTGGGTTTTAATACTCGCCAGAATTCAACTAGTACCTCATCAAGCCAAGACAGATATGCCTCAACATTATCCCACTGGTTATCCCATGCACACGATTTCACTCTGAAATACGGTGGATCCGTAGCGATTAAATCAATATAATTGTCAGGTAATGTTTTTAATATAGCTAATGCATCATTATTGTATAATTGCATCAATATCCTTTATCTAAATAATAAAAAAGCCAGAAACTATTAGTCCCTAGCCTTTAACTTTCATTAATATAAAAAGTAGAGGGGAAATTGGCCTATTTATTTTATATAACTATCTATTAGGCATTTTTTCAATCTTAACCCTATCTTCGTAAACCTCAGCAACAGTAATATTTTCACCATAAAAAATCCACTACCATTTCATCTAGCAGATGTAACTATTCTCTTCACTATCTCATCACATATACCTTATCTTTTATGTCGGAAAAATTACCATCAATCTTTTTTTGATGGTATGCAATAATTAATTAACCCTCTTAGTTGTTCTTTTATAAAACTCGCCATGCTTTAAAATAAAACCCGCCATTTCTAATTGTGTAAGTAAAAACTCACAACTTTCATAACTTAGTTGTGTTTTAGTAACTATTTCTATTATATTATTCCCCGTATATTGGGATATCATTTCTAATATATTATACGCCTGAATTGTCATATCGTTCTGTTTTATCAT